ATTAGTTCGTGCAGGACCAGGTCTACTAGCATTGCCATTGCCTAGTGGACTGTATGTTCCTTCACTATTTCCTGTAGGTACAGGTGTAAAATATTTTTTCCAGCTCATACTATTACTTATACTCTGTAGGTATTCCTTCCTGCTTTATTGACTGCACGAGTATTTTCTCTATATGCTTCAATTAATCTATCAAATTTTCTGTTTAATTCACCTGTAAATTGTTCCATTTGTGGACCAATCTGATTAGCCATGTTTTGCATCTGCGGAGCCATTTGATTGGCCATACTTTCCATTTGTGGACGCATTTGATTGGCCATAGCTTCCATTTGTGGACGCATTTGATTGGCCATAGCTTCCATTTGTGGACGCATTTTGTCAGCCATTTGTTTCATAGAAACTACTAAACTGTTAGCATTTGGTGTGATAAACTCAGGTCCTCTCTCACCAACCATATTTAACATGCCGCCCAATGCTGTACCACCTAAGAAGTTGCCTTGAGGGTTAGTATTATCTAATAATCCTTGTAGTACATTGTTTAATTCTGTAAACGCAGAGTGTAGTTCAGGAGGAATTCGATTAGTTTCAGCTTCTTGGGTTATTCCTGCTGCTGCACCTGCTGCTGCTGTTCCTTCCGGAGTTGCTGCTCCTAAAGTAGTTGGTTGATTTACACTGTTACCACCAGTAACTAATCCTGTGCCTACAGCATTTACGCCTGTTACACCTGCACTATTGATCCCGTCTAATGTAGTAGCAAATCCTCTTAGACCGCTATCTACTTCGTTTTTCAAAACATTTATCATGTTTTCTCTTAACGCACCCGAAACGTTAGTGATAGCATCTTGTGCTGATGCCATTGCTGCTGTTAATCCGTCAGTGCTTGGAGGAGGTGGGCCACCGCCGCCACCTAATGTTTCTTGTCCTGCTTCTATTCTACGGTTTAATTCTGCTAGTGCATCGTCAAAAGAAATGTCTGCTAATTCTTTACTTGGGTCAGCGTTTGCTAATTCTTGTCTAATAGCTATTAACCTATCATTAAAATTAGTAAAGTTTCCTAAGCTATCTTGCATGCCTCTAATATAGTCACTATCAGAACGTATTCTACCAATTCTTATTCTGTTTTCGTCGTTTTGAGCTCTAGTCATTGCAGCGATATATTCACGCTGTGCTTGTGCATAAGCTTCTGGATCTTGTGCTTGCATTGCAGCTCGCATGTTTTGTGCTGCTGCAATTACTTCTTGTCCGTAGAACGCTGCTGCCCCTGCACTTTCTCTTGTTACATTTCCTTGTACTAGAATGTCTTCAAGTAGTGTTGCAGCATTTTTATCCATTGCACCAATTTGGGTAATAGAATTACTAATTTGATCTGTTAACGCACCAGTTTCTGTTCTTAAAAATGCTTGAATTCTTCCTTCTCGACGTTTAGCATCCATTTCTTTTTGCAGTTCTTTTCTCTGCATGCCAGTTAACTGGCTTAATCTATCTAGCTCTAACGCATATTCTTGTGTTGCTTTATTTCTAGCAACATCGTTACCCATAGTTTGCAAGAACGATGTTCTATTAATAGCAGCGAAGCCCATAATAGTTTCATTTATTTCTTCGGTGCTGTAACCAATTCGTCTTAAACCTTGTGAAAAACCTCTTGTGTCGTTTCTAAAACTATTCGACATGTGGGCAAACATTCTAGTAGCGTCTGCACCTGTGCCACCCATAGCACCTAATATGTCTCGATTTTTTTCAACTAATTTAGCAAAATCACCAACCAACATGCCTGATCTTGCTGCAACCTGACCTACTTCAGTCAAACCTCCACTTAGAAGTATACCAGATCTAGTTAAACCTTGATATGATGCTGTACTTTCGTCTATATAACCGGCAATAGCCTTAGACATTCCTCCAAGTGCGTCACCGACTATTGGAATTCGCCTCATTAATGGAGTAAAGGCATCAACGTAAGCAGTTAATCTTGTTTCACCTGAAAGTGCAGCTAATCCAAATTTACCAATGCCACTAGTGGCATCACCAAGAGCTGCTGTCCACTGACTAGTACTGCCGGCCGCACCTCGAGTTGACGTACGGAGGCGTTCTATTTCTTCTTCTAATGCGGCAATGCGATCTGCGTCACTCATGTTTAACCTTTTGACAAAAATACCGATATAAATATCAGTTAGTATAGTTATTTACCTTAAAAGGAGAGACCATGGAAAACTTACTCACAAAGTATAAGCGTCAACCAAAGATTTTTGTTGATGCTCCATCTGAGTTTAGATACATTGATTCTAGTGTTGTTTCCGGTGAGTCTTTCAAAGATATCCCTGTTTACTCAATGACTGGTGCAGACGAGATAGCAATGAAAGCTCCGGAGGCATTACTCAATGGAGAAGCAGTTAAAAAATTAATAGAGTCGTGCATGCCAAGGATTAAAGATGCAGGAGAACTATCACAAATTGATATAGAATATTTTTTAATTGCAATAAGACAAGCTACTTTTGGTTCAACATATGATAAACTAACTGCATGCGGTCATTGTAAAGAAGAAAACAAACACGAAATTGATCTAAGTGAACACTTAGATAATTATCATAAAAAAGTTTATAAAGATACATGTACTATTGAAGATCTTAAATTTTTTCTAAAACCTCTTACTTATAATCAATGGAATGAAGTACAGTTAGAATTGTTCAAAGCAAATAGAACAATGATGCAGGCAGTATCAGCAGATAAATTGTCTGAAGAAGAAAAAAATGAATATGCAAAAAACATTTACAATATTATTCAAACAATAAATCAAAAAACAATACTATACCAAGTGTATAAAATAAAAGATGGTGAAGTAGAAATTACAGATCACAATGTAATTACTAAATTTATTCTTGAAAATGACAGAAAATTTTTTAATGGTATACAAACTGTTATTAAAGAAAACACACAAGAATGGGACTTGCCTAGATTAAATCTAACATGTGCTGCGTGTAACGAATCGTATGTTAGTGCTCTTACAATGGACGACTCGTCTTTTTTCGCCGACTGATAGTTCAGGCCTCAGATTCTGAAATTAAAAAGCATATCGAAACATATGAAACTTCTCAGAAACAATTAAAAGACGATTTGTACAGAATATTGTGGAATATGAGAGGTGGCGTCGGGTGGGACGATCTAATGTTTAATATTGATACCGGTGACAGAGAAATCTTTATTAAAATAATTAAAAATAACTGGGAAACAACTCAAAAGTCCGGAATGCCGTTGGTTTAATTTACCATTCTAAAGAATTTAAATTTTGCTGTACATTGCCAGGAACTACAGGTGCTACAGTTCTGCCAGGAGTTACTCTATCAGCAGGAGTTGTTGAAGGATTAGATCTATCAGTGTCTGCTGGATCGCCTTGTTGAGCTGCCCAAGATTCAACATCATCTTTCATATCTTGCAACTCTGATTGGTCTATATTGCCAAATCCTTCAATTACATCACCAACAGTTTTTTCAGTATCTGTTCTCAGCCTGTCTGCCATAGTTGGCTCAGCTTCTTGATCATTTGCTGCTTCTTCAACAAAAAGGCCAGCTGCTGAAGGCCATACATTTTCCATTATCCATAAAAATGCAGTTCTTATTTTTTCTTGGCCCCATTGTGTGCTTAACATAGCCCACATGCCGCCTTCAATAATAAAAGTTAGTGTCCAGGCAACTATTGCACCAGGACCAGTTGCAAGACTGCCTATACGCATTGCCCACATTAGTTTGCTTACAATAGCTCTTGCTGTTCTTGCTACAAGTAATGCTCCAACAAACAATACCATAACTCTAAAAAACACTCTTCCAGTTTCATGTTCTAAATAATTTGCAAGAACTGTTTGTTTACTCTGTGCTTCTTGAAGATCGCCTGATGATGTAGCTTCTATTATTTCACCAACTAGTAGGTATATGTCTTCAAAATACTCGCCTACTATATTCCAAGCACCTAATACAACAAGTATTGGTCTTAGTATTCTTAATGCTCTACTAGCTTTAGGACCTTCTAAAAATTGTTTAACTCTAGCTGCCCTTTGAGCTTTTATTCCTGCTAGTCTAATCTTTTGTTGTTGTGTAGTAACCCAAGTCTTAACATTATCAGGTGCAGAACTAGGATTTCCTCTAAACATCCTGCCACTAGATTCAAATTCTCTTCTTGCACGATTAGCTGCTTCTCTGCTAGGAAACGCACCGACAGTCTTTTGGCCATTTGCTTCTGTATAAATTACTCCAAACCAATCACCACGAAACCCAATTCGTTGGATTGCAGCACTAGCTTCACCAGCTTCAGACAAAAAACGTTTTGTTGTTGATTCATCCCACTCGATTATTCCCTTGTTAATTCTAACAGGTTTAGTAGTACGTGCTTCTTTAAACACTTCATTCCAGAATTGTTTGTCAGCAAATTGTCTCTTAGCAGAAGATGAAACTATTTCATGAATATTCATTACTTACGATCCTAACTTATTATGCATGTATTTATATTAGAAATGAGCTAAAGCTCATTTTAGTTTTCGCTTACGCTCAAACTATGCACTTCGTTTATAGATTATGTGTGATAGAAGTAGTAGATATGAATTAAAGCAATGTTACGAAGTAACATTGTAATTGCTTCATGTAGATTGTTTCAGTCAGACGGAACCTGCTACGGTTCCATCTAATCTCAAACTTCATGTGAGTTCGTCACAGCCGAGACTTGGAAGTAGGTGTTTTGCTGCTACACAATGGGCTCTGACCTTTCCCAACCTACGTCGACATCTAATGTGCATTAATTGTAACATTAAGGTAGCATTATACGCTTTAATGTGCAATTTATGTAACATTATACCCGTTGCTTCGTTCCTAGTGCATACGGTTTTTATGTGTAATGTGCAGTTTTTCGACAGCCAACAATCTATCTATATCAATCAAACGCTCTACTACCGAACGCCGCTCAATATGTTACGTGTGCTCCGATCAAGGATGCTTTTTCCACAGCGGTATTTTCAAACTGGCCCGCCAACCTTAGGTGTTGGATTGTTTTGCCTTGATAGTGTGTTCTAGTAATGCCTTACGCAATTTATCGGAACCGCCAACTCTACAATTAATAATCCCGTTATAATATTCATCCGTCTCTAATACACGGCGGTCAAATTGCTCTCGTGCCTCTATGTAACTCATTTCTGCTCTGCTTTTACACAGATAAAGTATTTCTCTTGTGAAATTTTTTGGGCCTAACTTGTCTACGTCTGCCTGTAGTCTATCTGAGCTGCCCCAGTAGTCTTTCCAATCGCTTTCTTTGTAGCCTCGTCTTTTGTTTTTTCTGCCTTTGAGTGGTGGCTTTGTGGTCTTAAACTTTGCTAGTTTTTTGCCTATGTATTTTTGCCCTGTGGTTTTATTAGTGATAAGGTAAACAAATCCTTCATATTCATCAGGAATTTCGTTAATATGTTTTCCTCTGTAAGTCCACTGCATGAACTTACTTACCGTTGCCTATTGTTGTGCCTAGTCGTTTTTGGTTTTACGTGTTGTATTGTGCTTTTCGTGTATTTCATCCATACGTTGCTTTGCAAGATCCCTCATAATTCTAAGCCATTTACGTGCTTCTCTATGAGTGCGTACAGAATTTCGTGCCTCAAACTTTTCGTTAGCCTTAAAGTATTCTAGGTATGCCTGTGTTAGCCTGTCATGAATATCGTCGTCTATCATTCCACTATGTCAATGTCATTCTCGTAGTTTGTAAATCCGTTTTCTTTTACAACTTTCATTACATGTGTCACACGTCCAACTAATTCGTCTTTGTGTGAAATTAAGAATACATTTTTCTCCTGTTCACGGCCCATCTTCTTAAGAACTGCAAGGCTATTTTCAACACCTGCTGTGTCCATTCCACTGTCAATGAGCTCATCAATAAACAATAGATTAATTTTTTGATACAGGCTTTCCCAAACATCGCGGAAAGCAAAACTCATACCAAGTATTAATCTGTTGCGTTCTCCTCTACTTAGATTATCAAAGTCTAGGTCTTGTCCTAGTTGAGTAATTTCAACGTTCAAATCATTTTGGAATACAACTTGATGGGGCAGTCCTAGTTTGTCTAAGTAGTAGGTTAATCTGTTGTTCAAATATGCAAGATTCTGATCAATAATTTTCTTACGAATAAACGAGTCTTTGTTTGTTAATAGTTTTAACAAGAACTCTTGATGATCTTTAAAGTTTGTAAGATCATTTACCGCTGACCAATCTAGTTCTTGTATAGCAGTATGTTTTAGATCGTCAATTTGTGATTGATAAGGATCTTCCTCGCTTGTTTTTCCTTCAAGCGAATGTTTTAGTGCATCAACGTTCTTTCTATGTTCGTATGCTTCTTTAGCAGTTTCATAAAATGTGTTAGGACGACCGTTGATATCACCAATTTGTTTAAGTTCTAACAACACACTGTCTAGTTTACCAGCAACTTCTGTTTGATATGCTAGTGCATCGTGTAATTCTTTAGACTTTCTTGACAAAATTTCATCTTTTTTGTCTGCGTGAAGCGGTTGATTACAAGTGTAACACACCGCATCTTCAAGATTTGCGATGTCTTTTTCAGCTTTTTCAACAGAACCATTGGCACGTAGTAGTGCAGAGTCTAGTGTGCTTTTTTCTTTATTAAGAGCCGTAATTGCTGTGTTTAATTCAGTCCAATTTTGCAATTTTTCATGTGCTTCTAGTTCTGCTTCAATGTCTAAATGTTCTAGTTCGTCTATGCCTTGTTGCAGTTTAGCAACATCTTGTTGCTTTTTAGCATTCCATGCACGTTGTTTGCTTTCTAAGTTTGAAATAGTTTCTTCAATCTTTTTATTTGCACTAGTGATAGCATCAATCTTTAGTGTTTCTTCTGTAATTGCATCTCTAGTATTGCGAATTTGTTCTTTTAGTGTTTCTGCTTTTTCAGACAGAATAGTAATACCTAGCAACTGTTCAATAATAGCACGTTGATCATTTTGCTTCATGCTTAGGAACGGTTCTGTGTAGGTATTAAGTGCAACAATATGTTTGAACATATCGTGACTCATGTCTAGCAGTTCATTAATGTCTTCTTGTGTTTTGCGACTGTCGCCTTGCGACTCGTCAAGCATTTCCTGCTCTTGATTGTTTATATAAAACTTAAGAACGTTAGGACTACGACCACGTTCAATACGATAGTCTGTACCATTCTTTTCAAAATGAAGTGTAACCAACATGCCTTTGCTGTTAGTTTTGTTAATCAAATTATTGCGTTTAATATTTGTAAGTGCTTGTCCATACAGTGCATAGCTCAACGCATTGATTATTGTAGTTTTACCTGTACCATTACGTGATCCAGTATCGTCTCCGCCTTGATCTAAATTCTCACCAAGTACAAGTGTTAGTTGTTCTTTGTTAAAGTCTACAGCCTGGGTTTGATTCCCCACACTCATAAAGTTTTTTACTGTTAGGTCTTTAATTCTAATCATTTATAGCTCGTTATAGATGTCTAGCAGCATTTTTTTGTCAAAGTTGTCTGTGTCTAATGCTGTAATTTCGCCTGCAACAATTTGATCAACACTTTCAAACTGTGCAATGTCAAGTTCTGTTGTAATTTCTTCTACCTGCTTCTGAGGAATAAGAGTAATTTCTCTACAACCGTACTCGTTAATAAATGTTTCTTTGATAAAACTTGCTTCCTCATATGATAGCGGAAGATCAATAGTTACACGAAGATACATTTTACTTTTAAGAATCTTTTGATTTGGGTCTAGTAGTTCGCTTAGTTTAACTGTGCGATACTTAGGACACTCTGACCAGTTGATGTACTCTGGCTCTGCATTGTTTTCTTTGTCAAGAATCATCATGCCACGGTCATCATCCCATGCATCTGCATAGTTGTGTGGAAACGCATTACCAATGTAATGCACTTTGCCTTGCTTTTGACGTTTGTGGAAGTGTCCGCTAAACACATATTCTTGATTTTTAAAATGCTCAGCACGTAAGTCACCGTGATCCGGCATCTGTACCATAGCATTCATGTAGAAACTTGGAAGTTCAAAATGTCCAAACATATATTTGGTTTTTATATCACTTATCTTCTTCCATTCATCACCAACAAGCCACGGAACAAGTGCAACGTCATCTTCTATCGTAACTTTATCTACAAATGTAATACCTGGGATATACTTTGCAAATGCAGTACTGTTAACATCACGCTTGTCTTTGTAGTACAAGTCGTGGTTACCGTCAAAGAAGTAAAACTTCTCAAATGCTGCACCTAGTTTTTCCATTGAACGTATGGTTGCATCCATAGTTGTAAGGTTAAGACTGTTACGATTGTGATGCCAATCGCCACAGAAAATACCTGTTTCGCAACCATTTGCTTTTGCTTGTTCAATAAACCAATCTACAAATGCTTCGCAGTCGTCATTGTGTGTCTTGCTATTGCCTTTTAGTCCAAAATGGATGTCCGTAAACACCGCTGCTTTCTTAAACAAGTCGTACTTCTCCTGTAGTTTTTTAATACTATACTATAGCATGCATCAAAAGTCAACCATTAATCGGATGAATTTTCGTTCAATCTTGCCATTTGTGATTCCCATTCTGCATTACCTGTTCGTGTAAACGATGGATTCATTCCGTTTTGTTCAAGTATATCATCTCTGATGTTTTGATTGCGTTTCTCAATATTGATAACACGTACAAATGAGTTAGTGACAGCCGCTGTGTAGTATGCAAACGGGTTATTAGATTTGCTCTCATCAAATTGCAAACCAATCTGTGCCAATTGGAGGATTGCTTGTCCACGCATTTCGTCATTATAAGTATATCCTCTTACATTACCACGGGTAGCATAACGATCACACAGTTTCATCCACATAAGGGCTAGTTTATTTGTTGCTTTACCGTGTTTATGGTCAAAGTTTCCGTTTTCCATACCACCTTGCCAATGGCTTTTCCCTACACAAACAAGCTCATCGGTGTCGTTGAACTTGTAATGTTGGAACGGTGGAAAGTTTAATTTAACTTTTCGATCTGCATCGTTCTTTGGGTTCTTTTTGCGTCCGGGTTCGTCTGGTATATGATCAAAGGTCATAATACGGAAAATTAGTTCTTCTTTGGTTATTTTTCTATAATCTATCTCGCAGTCTGCTTGTTTTACACGTTCTCCGGCTGCTTTACGTGCTTCATAGTCTGCTTGTGATAATCTTTTAGCCTTGTTTCTTTTGGCCTCTGCAATAGTTCTAATGTTAATTTTGTCTAAACTTGGTAAAATGATGTCATATTGATGATATTCTGGATCAACATACGAACAAAATGTATTTTTTGATCTATGTATCTCTGCTAGAATGTCTTTGTTGTTAAGGTAGTTTACTCTTTTCATACCGGCTCCTGTTATTTGTTACTATTATAATATACTCTGTTAATAAAGTCAACTAAATAATGTATAGGAGACAAGAAAAATGTCATTTAGAAAAGTACTCAATACAGTTCAGCAAACAGCAGCTACCGTTAGCACCGGCTTAAGAACTACTCAACAGTTGGCATCAGACATACAGTCTGGCAACGTTGGAAGGATCTTAAGAACAAGCAGATCATTAGTAAATCTTCTTAACGGTGGCACAAGCGGCAGTGTAACAGAAGCTAATTTTCCAAGCAGTGGCGATTGGCGTGTTAGACTTTCTATGCCTGGACACTCAACGTTTACAAGCAGTCCTTTACTTGCACCGTTAAGAAAAACAGGCGGACTTGTTTTCCCTTATACTCCTACAGTTAACATTGTACATTCAGCAAATTATAATGCAATAGCACCTACACATACTAATTATCCAACACAAGCATACAGAAATAGTAGCGTAGATCAAATCACAGTATCTGCTCAGTTCTTCAATGAAACAGAAGAAGAAGGCAAATATTGGCTGGGTGTACTACATTATTTAAGAAGTGTAACAAAAATGGCTTACGGGTCTGGCAACGGAGACATACAAGGTTCTCCACCACCTGTACTACGCTTTAGCGGTTATGGCGACTATGTTTTTAACGGCGTTCCGGTAGTTGTACAAAACTTTACAATTGACCTATCTCCTGACACAGACTACATAGCAGTCAATCCGGGTGGTGCATCGTCAGCCCTTAGTGCTGCTCTTAGTACAATTGAATCTGTTGCAGGAGGTAGTGTTCCCACATCAAGCAACGGATCAGTACATGTTCCAGTGCAAAGTTTGGTTAGTATTACATTATTACCTACTTATAGTAGACGTGAACAAGAAAAATTTAGTCTACGTCAATTTGTTAATGGCGATTTAGTAAGCGGCAAAGGATACATCTAATGGCAGAATATCAAAAATCAAGTCCTTGGGCAAAAACAAACTATAGTTTAAATGGAGCACTAAGTCATTTTCAAATAAGAACAATCCCTGCAGAAGCTGATGATGTTTTGTATGAGCTAGAACCTCAGTACATCTACAGACCAGATTTGCTTTCTTATGATATTTACGGTACTCCAAAATTGTGGTGGGTATTTGCACAAAGAAACATGGATGTTATACAAGATCCTATATATGACTTCATACCAGGAACACAAATATATCTTCCTAAAAAGGATAATTTACTAAGAGTACTGGGAGTTTAACATATGGCAAGACCTACAGGTGATAGGCTGCTTGAAGGCATCAACAGAGTAGACAATGCCCTTCAACGAGTAGAACAAGTTGAAAGAACATGGAACGAAGCAGTTAATGCTGTAAACGAAGTTCGTGCCTTAGGACAAGACATTGCAAATACAACTAAAGCTCTAGTAACTGATGCTAAAGCCCTTCTTAGCGGTGATATGTTTAAAGGAAGCAGTTTATCAGCTGCACTAAATTCTTTAAATATTTTTCCATCTGCAAAACCAAATATACTAGAACAATTTAGAACACACAACTATATTTTTGAATTAAGTTGTCTTAGCCAATCTGATTTTAATGACCCAGGCGGCGGCTATAGAAATAGAGCACCTAGTCAAGTTATACTAAGAAGCGGTGGTGGTGCAAACCCTAAAGTAACAACTCCGTTTGAAAGAGGCGGCAAAGTTGAATATTTTATTGACAATGTAGAAATACAAACAGTAATGGCTAACGCTGATATAACAGGAACAAGTAATGCTACTAGTATTTTGTTTGATGTTACAGAACCGTTGTCAATGGGACTATTTTTACAAAGTTTACAAAATGCTGCTTTAACATTGGGATATGCAAACTATCTCGAAGCTCCGTTTATGTTAACAATAGAATTTGTTGGTCATACAGATGACGATCAAACAATTAACATACCAATTGCTAAACGATATATTCCTATACAGCTATACGAAGCAAAAATGCGTGTTAGTGAAGCTGGCACTGTATACAGTGTTCGAGGTATTCCTTATAACCATGCTACTCTTGCAGATAGTGTTAACAAAGTAAATGTTAGTACAACAATTACTTGAAGACGGCGAAGGTACTGTACAAGAAATGTTACAAAAAGGTGATACTAGTTTGTCTGGCGTAGTAAACAAGTACTATGCAGACCGTGTTGCAAGTCAACCCAATGCCTCTGTGCAAGAAATTTTTATAGTATTTCCAAAAGAATCTGGAGGCGGTGGCGGCGGTCTTGGTTCTATTACTGGAGCAGTAAGTTCAACGTTAGGTGCAACAGCAAGTCCTACAGAACTTTTAGGAACTATCGGAACAGCAGCAGGAACAGTAAACAATGCAGTAGGACAAATTCGAGGAGGACTGTCAGCATTTAATGTTGATACTTCAAAACTTGATAAAGTACAAAGCGATTTACAGAATGCAACAGAAATCGCAAATGCAGCTATTCAAGTAGTTAATACTATTAGTTCTTTAGGATCACAAGCAAGCTCTGTTTTATCTAGTGCAATAGGAAGAATAGGAGGAGCATTTGCTCCTAAATCGGCTGGAGAATCTCAACAAAGAAGATCAGAAGGTGAAGCAAGAATTTCTCAAGCTCAATCAGCAGCTGATGCATTTCGTATTGGCGGAGTCCAAGCATCAAGAACAGGAAACACAAATACTTTATATCAAGACGCCGGAAGTTTAAACACTATTGGTAGTTCAAAAATGGGATTTGAACAAATAAGTCCAGGAAACTCTCCGCAACCATTAGCAGCTGAAACTACAAACGATGATGGCACATTTAAAAGAGGAAATGTTACAATTTCTGCAAATAGAAGAGAATATACATTTCCAGCAGGAACTAAAATTACAAAAATAATTGAAGAAGTAATTATATCTTCAGAATGGGGTCAAAAATTTGCTGAACGTAGAGATAGCCAAGGATTTGTTGAATGGTTTACTATAGATCCACAAGTTTATCTAATTGGAAATTCAGCAACTGATGCTGCTAAAGGCGGCATGAGCAAAGTTTATGTTTATAGAGTAGTACCTATGAAGGTTCATTCTAGTAAATTTTCTCCGCCGACAGCACAAGGCCAAGGATATGGACAAATAGCACCAAATGTAACAAAGGTCTATGATTACATTTATACAGGAAAGAACAAAAGTATATTAGATTTTAATATTGAATTTAATTTAGCATTTGTTACAGCAGTACAAGCAGACTTGGGTAATAATACAAACACTCAAGGTACTCAAACTACAGAGACTGACATTCCTACTAACTCTCAAACGGCTGAAGGTTCTGCAACAGCTTCACAAGGCGGAAACGCCGGAGTTGTTACGGCGGTGCAATACAATAATGCTCCGGTTGGTGGTGCAGCAGTTGAAACTCCGCAAATTAGAAGTGCAAGAATGTTTCATGATGTTATATTAAACAACCAAGCAGATATGGTTGAATTAGATATGACAATAATAGGAGATCCTTATTTTTTAGCAGATAGTGGAATGGGAAATTATACAGCTGACCTTGGACCAACAACTACAATAACATCAGACGGAACAATGGATTATCAAAGAACTGAAATTGATGTTGTTGTTAATTTTAGAACTCCGTTAGATTACGGCGGTCCAGGAGGCTACATGGAAATGTTAAGTGATACTGTTCCTGTTGGTCCTTTTAGCGGACTGTATATGGTTACTGACGTAAGGAATTCATTTAATCAAGGTGAATTTCAACAAGAATTACATTTAGTTAGAAGAAGAAATCAAGAAGCTGACTTAACAGCCTCTGGCGGTAGCGGAACAATGTTAGCGTCAACTGATCGTGCAGATCCAAATAGATCTTTAGATCCTACAATGGATGGACAACAACCTCAGGAGTAAGAATGCCCAATCAAACAAGAACAGCCAATAATGTACCTCAAGAGTTAAGTGCTGGCCCATTTAAAGCCAAAGTAATGAAACATCTTGATGGCGGCCGTATGGGCACACTTATGGTTAGTTTAATGAAAGAAACAGAATCAGGAGATGTCCAAGGTGAAGACAGTCAACTGATAACAGCAAGATATTTAAGTCCGTTTTATGGAACAACCGGTAAACAGGTTTTAAAAAACAACAAAGACTTTAATAGCACACAACAAGCATATGGCTTTTGGATGGTTCCTCCCGATGTTGGAACTATTGTTCTTATAATTTTTGTTGAAGGAACAACTAAAGAATGTTTTTGGATAGGCTGTGTACAAGATGAATTTATTAATATGCAAGTTCCAGGTGTTGCTCCTGCTACAGATGTTCGTTGGAAAGATGATGAACCAGGAGACATTACAGGCAAAAGATTACCAACAGGTGAAATAAACACTGCACTAGAAGAAAACAAAGCTAACAGTAATCCTACATCAATTAAACGTCCATATCATCCACATCAAGCAGCATTTTTGCAAGAGCAAGGATTGCTAGATGATTGGGTAAGAGGAACAACAAGTTCCAGTGCAAGACGTGATATACCTAGTATGGTATTCGGAATAAGTTCACCTGGTCCTCTTGATTTTAAAGGTCCTAAAGCAAAATACGGCACACGAAATGACAATGTAATGCGTCCACATGTTAGGATGGGCGGCACTAGTATTGTAATGGATGACGGTGACGAAACACTACACAGGAAAAAGCCCGCCAGTGAAGGACCTATAGAATATTCTAAAGATGAAAAAACCAATATTCCGTACAATGAATTGTTTAGGATTCGTACTAGAACAGGCCATCAAATACTTCTACACAACTCAGAAGATTTAATTTATATTGGCAATGCTAGAGGAACTAGTTGGATTGAAATGACTAGTAACGGTAAGATTGATATCTATGCCCAAGACAGTGTAAGTATTCATACTGAAAATGATTTTAACTTTAAAGCAGGTAGAGATATTAACCTAGAAGCAGGTAATGATATTAACCTTGTAGCAGCAAATAACATACAAGGCCAAGCAAGTGCTAATGTTAGTCTTAAAGCAGAAGCAGACGGCTTAATTACTGTACAAGGAACACTTAACACTTATAGTTACGGCGACACAATGCTAACAACCGGTGCAAATATGAACCTGCACAGCGATGCTGATTCTATGTTTACTGCAACTGGCAAGACAAATATCAACAGTGCAGGCCACTACGAAACGGCTGGCGAAATACACATGAACGGTCCTACAGCAGCATCCGCAGCAACAGCAGCACAAGCAAGTTCTGCAAACAAACCTGTGCGTGTTCCGTTACATGAACCTTGGTTTGGTCATGAACATTTAGACCCAGAAGCAGTAAAACCTGATGCTACAGTAGCAATACCAGGTGATG